CATATCAACGTTGATATTACATTCGAAGAGGATGGTCCAGTTGTTAAAACTGAGCTACTTGAATCTACAGAAGATACCAAGGTTGACCATGTACCTGTTCAAGCTACTGATGATATAGACTTCGGTGATGTCCCAGTGCCACCTACTCCAGTAATGGAACGTGAGCATAAAGAGATTCCACCAGAGATGCAGGATCTTGAATTCTGATGTTCAAACTTAACATAGAATGTACGAAGGATATTGATGAGCTTCATATTAATTTCAGTGATGGCAGCTCTGTTGTTACCACTAAGCCTGTTTCTGATTCACCAAAAGAACCTAAAAAATCAGAACAGAAAACAAGTCAGCCGAGGACACCAAGTTCACACCAGTCTCAAACATTGGATTTAGATGCTGACTTTGGTGGTATCTCACAGGAAGTGATTAAACCACCTGAGATTAATCGTGAAGAACGTGAAGTAAAAGTAGCAGAAGAGCTACAGAATTTTGATTTTTGAGGATAGAAGATGAAAGTAGGATTCGCATGCAGTACTTGGGATCTGTTACATGCTGGTCATGTACAAGCCCTAAGAGAATATAAAGAACATTGTGACTATTTGATCTGTGCATTACAAACAGATCCAACCATTGACCGACCGAATACTAAAAATAAACCAGTTCAGACAGTGGTTGAGCGATATACACAATTAAAAGGATTATCATATGTTGATGAGATTATTCCTTATGAAACAGAAGCTGATTTAGAAGATATTCTGTCTATGTACAATATTGATATTAGATTCCTTGGTGTTGAATACCGTGATAAGGACTTTACTGGTAAAGATATTTGTAAGAAACGTGATATTCAATTATATTTTAATTCTCGAGATCATAGATTCAGTACAACTAATCTAAGAAATTCTGTTAAAAAAGCAGTACAAACGGTCAAATAATTAAATACATTTGATATATAATATACTCAATCTAACAAAGGATCGAAAAAGTTATGAAAAAAGTACTAGGAATTGATATTGGCTTCGGAGACGTGAAGGTGACTGTAGGTACATCTGAAGGTCAAGTCGAGAAACAATTCAAATTTACATCAACAATTGGTATTACAAAACGTAATGAATACGTTCAGGATTCTCGTATCTATGATTTTAAAGAACATAGTTACTACGTTGGTGAGAATGCATTGCATCTACCATCTGAGAACTTGATCGATATTACTGATTATAAGAATTTGGAGTACTATGCTCCACTGTTTTTATATCATGCAATTAAGATGATTGGTTTTAAACCAGATATTATTGTGAGTGGTCTATCTAAGGCTCAGATTCAGAATTCTGGACATTTTAAAGAAGGTCTACAGTCTTTTGAAGTGAGTGGTGAACCATTTACATTCGGTGAAGTTTATATTCTACCTCAAGGTGCTGGATCTAAACTTTGTATTGATAAGTTCGGCAATAACTTCCCTAATGAGCAAACTGAGTTCACAGGTACTACATCATTTGTAGGTTGTGATATTGGTTTCAACACATTGGACATGTTCTTGGTTACAGATGGCAAGACTTCACCTAACCTTTTCGAAGGTATTGAACGTGAAGGGGTAATGAAAATTGCAACACTTGTGGCTAAGAAAGTTAAGGAACTTCATGGTAGGAGTATTACTCTACATGAAGCTAAAGATATCATCGACACCGGTATCTACAAATTGCGTGGAACGAAACACGAGTTCAAAGATTATGTAGACGAGGTTAAGAAGGCTTATCTGAAAGAACTACTTGCTCTTATTGAAGGCAAATATGGTAAGATCTTAGATAAATGTGACTTCATCAGCTTGTCTGGTGGTGGATCAACTATCTTTAAATCTACAGATGATGGATTTATCCGAGTACCGAAGAATAAACACGAGTACTATAACAGTATTGGTTTCTTCTTGTTCGGTAATACAAAGGCATGAAGCCAGAAGTAAGGTACATCATCAACGGAGCTTCTGTAATACCAGTTGTCGAAGTTGGTGATGATCACTTGGTACCTGCACACGATATGATTGAAAGAAAGGATATACCCGTTTTTAATTCTAGAGAAGATGCTAGGTATCATTGTTTGCTTAGAGACTTGGAGAATGGTAAATCTATTGAGAACTACAAGTCTTCTAGGTATTACAAATATTATATTAAGCGATTGAAAGAAGAGAATCCTGAATATATTCTCTAAAAATTAAATGAATGTGTTATATAATTGTAACTCAATCTTAAATAGGAAAGGAAAGATATGTTTAATAACGACGTTGTAGAAGTACTCAGCCAAATTAATAGTGTAACTAACTCTATTATCTTGAAATACCCACAGACTGTAGCAGTTTCTGAATCGCAGGACATGATGCTACTATGTGATATTTCTGCTTTGGATGGTGACTCATTCCCTGAAATTGGTCTCAAAGATTCACTTAGTGATTTCTTGAGTCTATTTAAACTGTTCCCAGATGAACGTGAAGTATCTGTCGATGGCAATACTATTGACGTATCATGTGGCGACATGCAGTCCTCTTATATCATGGACAACATTGCACTAATGGATGCTTATAATAAATCACCTGACCAGTTCACTAAAACTGAGGAAGTTCCATCTGTTGCATCATTTGATCTTGGTATCGAGGACATTAAGAATCTTAAATCGGCTACTGGTGTGTTCAAGGATCTATCAGAGATTCTATTCACTTCACAGGATGGCGATGTAACTGTTGCCCTTGGTGCTACTAACAAGTTCAATGCTAAATCAAATACATTTAGTGTTCGTAAAAATGCTAGTACATCTAAGGAATTCGAAATTAAGATTCCAGTTGATAACTTCAAAATGCTCCCTGTATCTGATTATACAGTAGAAGTGAAGTACAACTCTAACCGTGACTCTTACCGTATTCTAATGCTGAACAAGTCTCTCGAAGGCTTTAAAGTACTGATGTCAGTTAAAGTCTAAAAAGTATAAATAAATTTAGATAATGCAGGTTAACTTAACCAACTTTATCTTATAATGGAACATGTCCGCAAAGACTATAAAATAGTGAAATATTCGACGTAAAATAGGAGAAAATAATTATGATCGACGCAAGTGCATTTAACTTTGACGCAATGAAAGAAGCCGTGGGTGTTGACCCATTCGCACAAGAAACCAACCGTTACGCAAGTGATGACCGTTTCTATAAACTCCAAAAGGATAAAGAAGGCAACGGTGCCGCTCTTATCCGATTCATCCCTGATTCTGAAAAGGGAATGATTCAAAAACTCTTCAAAATGAACACGACAATTACCAAAAATGGTAAGAAACGTTTCGTATCTGAGTTCTCACCAAGTTCAATTGGTCAGCCATGTCCTTTCCAGGAAGAATGGCAGAAACGTTGGAATGCTGGTGATAAAGAAGGTGCTAAACTATTTGGTCGTGGTATTCGTTACGTTGCCAACATTAAGGTTCTAAAAGATCCTGCTAATCCTCAGAACGAAGGTAAAATCTTCCTCTTTGAAATGTCTGGTGCAATGAAAGATAAAATCCAGAATGCTGTTGACCCATCTGAACAAGACCGTGCTCTAGGTGCTCAACCTAAGGAATTGTTTAACCCTCTTGCAGGTAACAACTTCCGTCTTGTATCTAAAAAAGGTGCTAACGGTATCATCACATATGAAACCTCAGAAGTTATTAACGAGGTTACTTCAATCTACAACTCTGTAGAAGAAGCTCTGGAAGATATTAAAAATAACACATATAAACTTTCCGATCTACTAAAACCTGAATCGTTCTTGTCATACGATGAACTGGTCAAGAAAAAGTCTTGGGTACTGTTCGAAGACCAAGAAGTAGTTACCCCTGCTGCAGGTGGTCTAACTGCTGAGGCTGCTCCACAAGTTGCTCAGGTAGCTGAGGTACAACCTGCTCAAAATGCTGTTCAGGCTACAGCCGCGGTTGCTGCTGATGTTGCTACTGCTGTCGTACCTGAAGTTGGTGCTGCTGCTCAGGCAACTGCTCCTCAACCTGCACCTAAATCAGACAGTCTTGACGACCTACTGAATGGACTAGTGTAAGGGGTTTCCCCTTACCTAGAAGGTGAATTGTATGATTCTGATAGACTTTAGCTCTATTATTCACAGAATGATTCATACTTCTATTGCACAAAGTAAGCCAATGAAGGAAAATGGACAATATGTTACATCTGAATTCATTGGTCTTACTAAATACTATATTCTTCAGGACCTGTTCGCTATTAAACAAGAACATGGTCCTAACTTTGGAGAAATGGTAATATGCTTAGATAAATCAGCTGATGGATACTGGCGCAAGGACGTATACCCAGGTTATAAAGCCAATCGTAGAAAAGGTCGTGAGGAATCTGAAGTAAACTTTAAAGAAGTATTTGCCGAAATTGATACTCTAATTGAGGAAATCAAGGCAAATCTACCTTGGAAGGTTATTGAAGTTCCTAAAGCCGAGGCAGACGACATCATGCTTGTTCTTGCTCGTGAATATCATAAGTACGAGAAAATACTTATTCACTCACCAGACAAAGATATGATCCAAGCTCAACGTGATAATGAAAATGTTTACCAGTACTCTGCATTAACTAAAAAATGGATTGTACCAGAGAACAAACATGATCACATGGACCACTGGATTATGGAACACGTATGTTTAGGTGACGCCTCTGATGATGTACCTAAGGTAGTTGACCATACCGAATTCAGTAAATCATTCATTGATTACATTGCTTCTGAAGGCTATGCTATTAATAATCCTATGGAATTTAAAGCTGCCCCTATTGATAACAATGAAAAGAAACGTTTGATTGAAGAGTTCGATGTCTGGAAAACTAACAAAAAAGGTGAGAAGATTGAAAAAGATATCTATAAACAAATCCGATTCGGTCCAACAACGTTAGAAAAGGCAATCGCCAAACATGGTTCGTTGGATGCTTGGTTGGATTCTCACCCACTGTACAGACCTAACTATGAACGTAACTTTACACTGGTAATGGAAGAAGGTATTCCTACCGACATTTGGAACAAAATCATTCTGGATTACAAAACTGCTAAAACAGAATATAATGATAGAGAATTCGAAGATTATTTAAACAAGAATGATTTAAAATCTCTAATAATGGTTCTACCAAGTATTTTTAAAATTAATCGTGAACTTACCGCTGAAGACTTCGGTTGGTAAGTTCAAAAGGAGAGAAATATGAGCACATGGTTTAAAAAACTAATTGAAAAATTCACAGGTAAAAGTGAATCTACTGAAAGTACTGTAACAATTACTTCAGTAGATCCACGGCATGATCCTGAACAATATACTGTAAATGTTGAAGAAGTTGTTCAGCAGATTAAGGAAGATCTAGAGGCAATTAAATCAATTAATAATCCTTATACCTTTGATCAACTTATGTCAATGACTAAGAAGGAACA